TTTGTTCCTAATAAGTCCTGCACATATACATCTTGTGCCTGAATAACAAAAGGTGTTAACTCTTGTGGTTCAAGGTTTTCATGTACTGCAGTTAATCTTTTTAATCTACTTTCACTTATAAATAATGTATACGCCATTATACTTCTCCTGATATTTGTTTATTAAAGTCAATTTGTGATGGTATAATCTGTATAGGCTGGTCGATACCAAATGCAGTTAACACCTTATTTAAACACTTATTAATCTTTTTTTGTTTCGGCTCTATAGCTGTAGATGCGAAGTGTGTATATGCAACTTGTATTTCATCTGCATTATTACCTAATCCACCTTCGTCTCTTACCCCGATTAATCTTCCTGAGGTTATGCGGTGAGCTGTTAGTATTCTACTACTAATCCGTGCTTCCAAAGTAGTATAATAATCATCGTTAGCTGAGGTTATCGCTTGAACTTGTGGTGCCAACTCAGCTCCTTCACTAAAAGATAAAAATAACCTACCAGCGTTATCTTCACCTGTAAAAGATTTTTCTAAGTCCCTGTATAACATTCTTTGTTCCTCAGGTGTAGGTTCACCATTCGGCATGTTGATAAAAATACCCCCACTAAATCCATTAGATATTTGCGCGTTGTGATATTTAGATATCCGTGCGTCTAACTGAATATCATTCAAAGCTCCAACATAACTCGGCAACGGATAAATCATATTACCTGGTGTATAATCAAAACAATAAAATATTTGTGATGCGTTATCACCTTTATTATTTGTGGGGTCGTAACTTTTATATCTAACTGGTTTATACTTTCTTGTGTTAGCCCAGTTTGAACTATAGTAATATTCGTTGACAACATCTTCTTCGTCCATTTTACCTGACCTGACTTTATCAAAACACAAATGGTATATTTCTACTACTTTATCACCACCTCTGTTCCATATTACATTTAAACTATACCCACCAAATAATACATAGTCTAATGCAATTTTTCCGTATACATCATTTAAAGTGTCCCCTAATTGATTAACTATTGTATCACCATACTCGGCTATACCTTCACCAATTACAGCGTCTGTAATCGAGTTTATTGCAGTTCCATTCATCGCCGAAGTATTAAATAATTCAATAATCTTATCAGGGTATAAATTATCTTTACCAAAAGTTACATAGTCTTTACCTCTTACTTCATAAAATTCAGGTAAATCTAAAGCTTTAAATTTTAAAATCTGTAAATTATTCATCTATAAAATATATATATTGTTCGTTATCTTCGTTATTACTAATATAGTTAACATCAGGGTTATCTGCACTAAAATTATTAATAACTTTACATAATACTTTTTGTATTTGTTGGTAACTACTATCAGGACATTGACCTTCCAAATAGCAATCATAATAATCATTAATTTCATTATTAAAGTCAGATGGTATACTAACATACTTCATACTAAACCATTCGGTAGTTTGAGTATATAATACAACATCAATAACACCTTCAGTATTACGCATACCTTTATTGCTGTATCTACTAACTAATCGCAGCCTATATGCATCGTAATTCGGTAAAGTACCATTAAAATACACCAAATTATTTATATTACGCAAATCTATTACCATATTAATAAATATAAAAAAAGGGGGCTTTACACCCCCTTTTTCATTTTATATAGTCATTATTATTAAGATGCAAATGCAACTTCTAATAATGGTTGAGTTGAGTATCCTAAGAATGTAATGGTAATACCATTTCTATCTCCGAACGCAGTACCCGTGTCAGATGTCGACGCCGATACAATCGCTCCAGTCTCGTTACCAACCGTAAAGTATTTTCCGTTATTGTCACGGATAACTACTACTAATTTAGTATTTTGACCTAAGATATCCAAAGCTTCTAGATGGTCTGCTTGAAGTTTATTTATAACAATAGTTAAACTACTTTCATAAAATGCCACTCCATTTGCTTCATCAAAGTTACCTGTTTCAGTTAAAGTTGCTGCTTGTCTAGGTTGCTGAAATTCATACATAGGTGCCACGGTTAAATCCGCAACTGAGTCTACCGTAGTTGGTGCTGACCCGAATGTAAATCCAGTTATGCTATTTTCGCTAGCGCTTTCTCCTAAAAGTGTTATGTCGTAGCCTGTTGTCGAACCAATATAAACGGATGCAATACCGCCTAAATTTGTTCTACAATCCAAACTAACTCCTGATGCTAAATTACAAGGCATTGTGTTTTAGTTTTTTAATAGTTTATTGTTATGCGCAGTATACCCACAATTCTGGTTGAGTGACGGCTACGCCAATCGCCCACTTCATAAGTGACCTAACCTCGTCGTTATCAGCTGAGTAAAATACTCTAAATTGTTCGAAGTCACTAGTCAAGTCAGTACCCATATATAATGTAGATGTACTACCCATGAACTTTTGTGAGTTCGTGCAACCTAACGATGGTATAACTCTTACCGATGTACCAGGAACTACAATAGGTTCACCTGGTGCAATATGGTAATAATTCTCCTGAGTAATTGCCAACTGCATAACTCTGTATTGTTGTGGTGATAAGATTAAGATAAGGTCGTCCATCATCATTACCTCATCGGGTAAATTTGAGTACATATCTTGTGCAAATCCAACAGCTGTAGCCACCGTCCATGTGCACGCACTAGATGGTGTTAAAGTAGCTCCGTTACCTGCAGTAATAATCTGAGTTAAACCGCTATATGAACCATCACCATTAATTAAGTAGTTTTCGTTAAAGTTATTTAATTTTTTAACGAAGTACTCAGCCATCAATTGCTCGACTGGTATACTTTCGTTACCTGCGAACTGACCTGCAGCTAGTGACTGACTTAAAAATGTAGTTCTGAGGGTTTCAGGACAATAACTTTGATTAACCTTAGCTTGTTTAAGGTTTAAGTCAATTTGTGTTATGGTTGTATCACCTGATGTTGTGTATCCACACGAACCTCCATCTTGAACGAAAAAGTCCCCGTTCATAATAGGTATCTTATTTGAACCAGCCTGTAGTCCTACTCTTACATTAAAGTAATCCGCTAAGGGTGTTTCTAATACCGCCTTACTGATAAGTTCAAATGAGTTCTCATCTACATAAGTATTAATTGTTGAAATATCAAATCCCATGATTAATTAATTTTTATTTATTTTTATTTCTACGGACTTCGAGTATCTTAGCCATACGACCACTCATAATACTAGCTTCGTCCTTATTTATGTCATTCAGATTATTATAAATCTTCGGACTTCCTGGTTCGTCCCTAAATTCATGGAACTCACCTTTTAGTGCTTTTACCTCGTTAGATAATTCTTCGATTTTATCTAATGATGGTTGGAGTGCACTAACCAACTGATTAATTAAGTCGTCACTAAAGTTTTCTTCTACTTCCGTTTCTTCCTCAGCGACTACTTCTTCAATTTCAGTAATAACACCATTTTCATCTACAGATAAAATTAATCCGCTAGTAGTTTCGTGACGACCTTGCGGCGCCGGACTTTCTGTTTCGTCAGTTACGACTAACAACTCTTTACCAACTTCAAATTCACCTTCGACTTTAACAACAGTGCCATCTAATAATGTAGCTTCCGCTAGTTCAACATTAGTAGTTTCTGTTTCAGTTTCGACTATAGTAGTTTCACTTTCTACTTCCTCTAATCCTAACATAACTCTAATTTTTCCTAAAGCTTCGTGTGCTGTCATATTAATTGATTTTTGTAGTTTATTTAATAATAAATATTAAGTTTACTTTTTCTCACCCTTAGTTTTACACAATTCATTATATGTTCGTATTATTGTATAAAATACAGATATTAATAAAAGTGTTAGTTTAAGTGTTGCTTCAACATCTAAAAAAGATATGGTTATTGCCCCCGTATTTAACAATATAACTTTATCTGTTAACACTTGTTTAATCATTTTACTTCATTTAAAATATCTTTTATATCATTAAGTGTTTTTTCAGGGTCTACTTTTTTCATTTTTTGAATAAAGCCACCAGCTAGACTAAACCCCCTTAATTCACCTGATTTTATCTTTTCCCAGGTCTCATCATCATTTATCTTATAACTGACATACCATGTTCCCGGTGGTAATGTAAATCCATACTTATACGCTTTATCATATTTAACACTTTCACTTATCCAACTTTCTACTAATGTGTTTTCGTTGGTAATATTTTCATCGTGATTAATATCTGTATTGTTATTATTACCCTCCCTAAAAAACTTTTCAGCCATTTTTCTAATAGTTTTTCTACTAAAAAAAATATAAAAGGGGTTACCATCTTCATCACGCCTTAATATAAATTTATTCGGTATCATTAAAGGTCCAACCACCATTCTTTTTTCATCGTCCATACTAAAGTTAACTCTAGCGTTATTTGCTATCGAACCTAACGGACCTGGGTGATTACTATTTTGTGACTTCATCGCATTACTTTCTCTTTCGTTGTCAGCTTCATTTGTTGCGATAACTACTTTATTACCTGTATCACCTTTAAATACTTTTAATTTTTGAAAATAGTGAGTACAATTTACACCACCTGCCCATTGTAATTTATCATAAGTACTTTTACCTCTCTCAGCTAGTGCAGGGTTTAATGAAGCCATGCGGTCAACTTCCTCAGTAGTAAATATTTTACCCCTGTTAGCTAAATTTATCATCGCTTTACAAAAATCACGCTGCGGTGTAGGACCACTATACCTCCAAAAAATTTCAGCTGGTTGGTCTTTTTTAATAGTTAATCTTTTTAAAATATCTAAACCCCTTATTGATTTTATTACATCACCAACACCTAAATTAGTTTTTGTAAAATCTAAATATACATCATCATAAGTAATATACTCACCGTTATCATCATTAGATGCAAAAGCCAATACTTGTTCCTGTGCTTCCTTATAATCATCTTTACATTTACCATTTTTACACTTTTTCTTTTTGTATAGTTCAGTATTTTGTTCTGAAAAATACTCGAAGTCGACCATTATTGCGGGTCGGTCTACAATACTAACAATTTCGACACCAGTTCCTTCCAAATCTTCGTCCAAAAAGTCGTCGTCAATATCTAACTCTACTATTTTATCTATTTTTTCATTCATAATCTACTTAAGTTTTCTATTTGTTGATTAGCCTGTTGTGCGCTAGTAACATCGGTTGCTAGTACATACGCTTGTATCGGTTGCGGTTGCTCTTCCGCTCTACCCCCTATTTCTATGTCCTCACCTGCACTTGAAGTAGTTGCTGGTGTAAATGCAGCTACAGGGTTTACGGTTGGTATATTACCACCACCTGCACCTTCACTATTAAATTGTTGTTTTCTTATTGCCATTACCTGTGCTATACCTTGTGCACCAATAGCAACAGCCGCGAGTGTCTTTTTTAATACCCCACCTTTTTCTTGTGCTAAGACATCACTTATAGCCAGTCCAGTATTTATTAAAGCCGAACTAATACTAAATGCTTTATTAAGTTCAAATTGTTTTTTTGCTTCTTTTTCATCGTCCGCAGTTCTAGCGTCATTTAATGCTTTAAATCCATCAAATAATCCCCCTATTAATTTTGCAGTTTCTCTTACAGATGTTTTTCTTATTTGTTCTCTTTCTTTTTCACCTTTTTCAGTTACTTCCGTAACTTTGTTCTGATATTTTTTATCTAACTCTAATAATTTTTCGTTTAATAATTCTTTATCAGTAATAACTTTTTCTAAAGCTATTTTATCTTTTTCAAATTGTTTTTCTAATTCCTGTAACTCTCGTTCTTCTTCAGTTAATATTTGTTCCTCAGCGTATTTATTTAAAATATCTTGTATTGATTTTTGTTGCGCTTCAGCTGCATCTTTTTCCTGTTTGTCGTATTTATCTTCTATCTCTTTTTTCTGCTTTTCGTAATTCTCGTCAATATCTAATTTAATTTTATTTAATCTTTTTAATTCCTCAGCTTGTTTTTCAGTTAATTTATCTAGACCTTCCAACTCTTTAATTCTACTTTCATCGACTACTTTTAATCTTTTTTCACGCAATAATCTTAAATCATCTAATTCTTTTTCTTCACCCTTTAATCTCTCAGCTCTTAATTCTTCGATTAAATTTAGTTCATCTTCCAATTGTTTTTTAGCCGCATCTTCACGTTCCTTTCTTTTTCTTTCTCGTTCATCTGATGCAGCTTTTTCTGCTGCGGCCTGTTCGGCTCTTAGTGCTTTTTGTTTACCTAATAACTCAGTTTGTTTATTTAAACTCTGTTCTTCTAAGTTGGCAATTCTAATTCTTTGTTGTGCAATTTCATCTAAGGTCTCTGCATCACTATCACTTTGTTCTGCTAACGCTTCAAGCGCTTTTAATCTTTCA